CATTTATACGAATTTATTACTATATTACCATCATTGAATTCTGATGCATTAATCGGTGTAGATGATAATTGGTACGAAATCCACGATAACAATACGTTACTTGAAGGAAGTGTTTGTGGGGGGAAAGGTCAATTCATTTTCGATTACATGAAAAGAATTGATAACAATCCTTGTTATAATGGTTATCAAATAATTTGGAAATATTAATATGAGTGCTGTTGTCATTTTACCCACCACGGGTGCTCCTGAAGTTCGTCATGCAATTGAAAGTGTTCTAGCACAAACTTATCCGACAACTTGTTATGTTGTCTGTGATGGTAATCAATTCAAAGGTAAAGTCAAGGTTATTGTTGACAATTACCTATCAAATAAAAATATCAAAATCTGTTTCTTACCAGAAAATGTTGGTGCAAACGGATTCTATGGCCACAGAGTTTATGCAGCATTCTCTCATCTAGTGAATGAAGATTATGTTTCATTCTTAGATCAAGATTGTTGGTTCGAACCAAATCATATTCAATCCTGCGTAGACACCATTCAAAAAAATAACTTAGAGTGGGCATACAGTCTAAGAAAAATCACAGATAAAGAAGGAAACTTCTTATGTAATGATGATTGCGAAAGTCTAGGTAAATGGCAAGCATGGACTAATGTTCACCATATTGATACAAACACCTATTGCGTTCGCCGTGATGTTCTGATAAGATTAGCATCAGCTTGGCATGGTGGTTGGGGTCAAGATAGAGTATTCTTTCACACCATTGCTTCACACTTTAAAGAATGGGATTGCACAAAAGATTACACCGTAAACTATATGCTTGATGGTAATCAAGGATCAGTATCGAAAGAATTCTTCGATCAAGGTAATAAAGTGATGTATGATTTTTATAAAGGAAAACTTCCTTGGCGAAAAGATTGATAGTAGGTAAAACTAGTTTCATAGGAAAAGAACTAGCTAAACTGAAGAATTATGATATCGTTGCATATAAAGATGTTCATCATGTTGATTTTTCTCAATATGATGGCGTAATTAATTGTGCATTGAATCCAGTATTCAAAACTCAAACATATGATGAAACGATTGATGTTGATTATGAGATAGCAAGACTTGCATATGAAAATAACTGCCATTATGTAATGATATCAACTAGAAAAGTTTATGGTTCATCATCAGAACTCAAGGCATACACTGAAGAAAGTCCTACGAATCCATTTGACTTTTATAGTGAAAACAAGTTAATATGTGAGAAAAAGATTCTACAACAGTTTGGAGATAAGACTGTTGTTGTTCGTGGTTCTAATCTTTTTGGTTTTGAATTAGGAAGACAATCATTTATGGGTTTCTGCATGGATCAATTGAAACATAGCGAAAAGGTTATATTTTCAATCGGTCAAGAAACAAAAAGAGATTTTATTGACATATACACTTCATCTTTTCTGTTAGATTTAATCTCAAGAAAAAAATTAACAGGAATATATAATTTAAGTTCAAATCATGGACTTGAAATAGGTAAAGTAGCAAAACATCTGATTCGTGGTTATGGTAAAGGTGAGTTTTTATGTACCAGTGATGTTATCAAAGAACAGTTTATCATAGACAACACAAAACTCACCGAAGAACTAAGAGTATCTCTTAACCCAATTTACATCACTGCTGTTATTGAAGATTTAGGAAAAGAATTATGCAAGATATGATTATTAGTGCTGTGTCCGAATATGGATACGACAAAATGAAATATTGGATCAATTCAATCAAGCAATCTGGATTTCAAGGTAAGATTGGAGTAGTTGCATTCAATATCAAAGATGAAACACTTGAAAAATTAAAATCTGAAGGTGTTGAAGTTTATCTAACAACAAACAATCGTAATAAAGATAATGATGGTTATTTGTTCGCAGAAGGCTTGACTTATCAAGTTCCTATGCTCAGACACTATTTTTATTGGGCAGTACTATCTGAAATGAAAGACATTCGCTATGTCATTTCTACAGATATATCTGATGTTGTGTTTCAACTGAATCCTTCTGTTTGGCTAGAAAATCATCTAAGCGACAAAAAACTAAATTATGGATGTGAAGGTCTGTTATATAAACATGAAGCTTGGGGCAATGAAAATATGTTACATTGTTTTCCGCAAGTTTATGCTTACATGAAAGAACGACCAATTTATAATGCTGGCTCCATGGCTGGCGAATTTGAGATGTTCAAAAACTTTTCACTTGCTGTTTCTTTAGCAATTAATAATGTTCAAAATCCAACACCAGATCAAGCCGGTGTTAATGTCATGTTATCAATTGAACCATATAAGTCTGTTACCAAGTTTAACGACCATGATACAAATTGGGCATGTGAATGTGGGACTACAGTAGACCCAAGTAAAATAAACAGCTTCAGACCCTTCCTATTGAGTCCTGAGCCTATCTTTGATGGGGAATATGTTTATACAAGCAAAGGCGAGAAATATGTAATGGTACACCAATACAACAGAGTGCCAGAATGGAAAGAAAAGATTGAGAGAAAATATGGATAATAACATTTCAGTAGTTACAGCATTCTATGACATTGGTAGAGGTAACTTACCAAAAGTTAAACATGGTAGAGAATTGCCATGGTATCAACACAGAGGTGTAGATACCTATTTTGATTTTTTTGAAAAATTAGCCAAACTTCAAAATGAAATGGTGATTTATACGACACCTGACTTTGAAGATAGAATAAGCACAATAAGAAAAAATCATGGCCTAGAAGAACTGACGAAAGTTGTTACTACGGAATCTTATTTGCCTGAAGGCTTCGAACTGACAAAGGCCATGGTGCAAAAAGTGATGGATGATCCTAGCTATTATGGTAAGGTAGTCAACCCACAACTCATAGAATATTGGCATGCCGATTATGTCCTCGTGAATATCTTTAAATCTTGGTATGCAGTTGATGCTATAAAAAGAGGTTTAATTCATAACGACCTAACTGCCTGGATTGACTTTGGGTATGTGAGAAATGATATGGTGATACCCCCAAAAAACAAATGGTCATACAATTTCGACAGAGAGAAAATACACTTCTTTAATCAGCATCCCATCGATAAGTATAGGTCAATTGATAGTATCATTTATACTGGAGATGTTTATATTCAAGGTTGTCATATTGTAGCTGGAACTGAAAAATGGAAACTACTAAAACAACTTGTATTGAAGAATGTAGAACTCTTGCTTGAAAATAATTTAATTGATGATGACCAAACACTTCTTCTAATGTCGTATCTATCAAGTCCACAAAATTGTGAATTACATCCTGCTGATCCAAATGATTGGTTCAGAATATTCAGAACATATAATGATCACACATACGATGACGCATGATTAAAATAATTTCACCAAGAATTCATAATCTAGGAGACTTCATGAATTGTCTTCCTGCGTTATCTGGATTCTACAATAATTATGGAGTAAAAATAAGTCTTAGCATTTGCGATAGACTGCAAAGATTTAGAGGAATAAAAGAACTTTTGATGCATCAAGAAATGTTTCATGATGTTAAATTCCTATGTGAAGAATCTAATATACCAGAAAAATATATTATACTAGATGACACTGGACCAATTATTGATACTTCGGATGTCAATCCTTATGTAACACAAAAATATGCAAGTTTCATCAATATACAACCAGACTCAAATTTTGAACTAAAAATTAAAGATATTGAGGTAGAAGATGTTGGAGATAAAGTCATCATTGGAGATAGATGGTCACCAAAAGATGCTCCAGATGTAGATGAAAGACGATACTCAAATATGATCGAGAGTGAACAAATTGTACCAAAAGAAAATGCACATTATCTTGATTACAATAAAGATTTGAATTATAATCTAAATCTCATTAAGAAAAATAAGTATCCTTTAATTACCACGTTTACTGGAATTGGAATCCTTGCAGATTTAATGAAAAAAGATTTATTTGTTTTGTGGGGCGATGATGTGAGAAACTGGAATGGTAAACCCGTACAGCATTCTTTCGATAATCATTATTATAAAAATCGTGGAGCCAAATTAGTTTATGTGAAAGATTTTCAATGGATTTAATTAAATTTAATCAAAGATATTATCCTGCATTTCAATCCGAAGGGAACTCATCTCAGTTTGCAATTCCATTTGCAAAATATTTCTGCAAAGGAAAAGGATATGATATTGGTTGTAATCGTTTAGAGTGGGCATATCCAGGCTCTATTCCCATCGACTTGAATTTTCAAGATCCTTGGGAAGCATATAACTTGCCAGAAGAAAAGGTCGATTACATTTACTCAAGTCATTGTTTGGAACACTTGTCTGATTGGGTAGCCGCACTAGATTATTGGACTTCAAAAATAAAAGACAATGGAATTTTATTTCTTTATTTACCACATTATAATCAAGAATATTGGAGACCATGGAATAATAAAAAACATAAACACGTTTTTACTCCACAATTAATTAATGATTATATGTTAGATAAGAATTATAAGAATATATTTTATTCTGAAAGAGACTTAAACGATTCCTTCATGATAGTCGGTGAAAAATGATTATTAATATTGAACCTTGGACTTTCGGTGGTCCTATGCGTAATGGTGATTTGATTGCACTGTTGAATTTTATCGTGCATCTACAAAAAGAAGATGCGAACATAAAGATTCATGTTCCCAATAGGTCAATACAAACATCAGAGTATGTAATTAAATTTAGAGATTGGCTAGAAGATAATACACATTTTCTATCAAAAGAACCAGGAACTCATTCTTTCTCCGAAAGAGATGTAAATCTATGGGATTATAGATCAGTTACAGGCGATCTTCTTGAACTAAATTTTAATAAAACTATTGAAAATAAAATATGTATTTTTCCTGTCATTGACGCACCATATAATGTATATCGTAACTGGTCAATTGCAATGATAAATGGTATTATCGATCATTACATGAAACCAGAATACGAAGGGTATACTAAAATTTTGGGAATGCAGAACATAGATAATAGAATCAATCAACAAGATTTTGTTGTCTCGACAGACTTCATTCAAAACATTGAACACATTATTACATGTAGTCATTTTGTTGGTGGTGACACGGGAACATCACATTTTGCTGCTGTTCTTCCCGTAAAAGAGAAGTTGAATTATTATTATGGTTCTGTGGGTTTACTGCATACTACGCCGCTATATGCCTTACAAGGAAAAGGAAATATTAATTTGTTTTGGAAAAATAATTGGAGAACTGACTTACTATGAAAATTAAATTATTCAGTCACATGGTAGACATCGGCTGCGGTAAAGAGATCACAGCAGAACAAACAGAACTTTTAGAAAAGACTGGTTTACTTGATGAAATAGAACTCGGCTATTTCTTTGCACACTACAATAAAGAAAACTATGCATGGCTAGAAGAAAGATGGAAAGATAGAAAGAATATCGATATTCTACATTACAATCAAGACTATCAACCATGGTATGAAGCCACCTCAGTAAACTATCTTCAAGAATATTGCCACGAATATGATGATGAATACTATGTGTGCTTTATCACACACAAAGGTGCTAGCCACGGTCCTGGAGGACATCAAAACTGGCGCAAATACATGCAGTATTGGAACATAGAGAAATGGAAAGAATGTGTCGCTAAATTGGATGAAGGTTATGACATGTGTGGTGCTGCATTTTTGAATAATCCGCCGCATCCTTTTTATGCTGGTAATTTTTTCTGGGCAAAAGCATCATACCTTAGAAAGTGCCGTAGATTAAAAACGCCACTTGAGAATATGTTCAAACCACAATTCGAAGGACAACCTCATCATCGTTTTGATCTTGAATGTTGGCATGGCAGTGGTAACCCAAATGCATATGATATGCATCCAGGCGAAACAAATCGTTGGTATTTACCTCCTGAAACATATCGTGAAGATATGGAAGGAACTTTTGTATATAGAACATCCTGAACGGAGAAATTGAATGACGCCGAATGAAATGATCGATGCACTGTCAAAATCAGTGCAACCAAAATATGTTAAGAACTACGATAACTATCAAGAAGGACAGTTCGTACAATATTCGGGACAACTCTGGGACCATAATGAAATATATGCTGCTATTGATACCCTAGTAAATGGTTCTTGGATAGTTTCAGGAGAAAAAGTAGAACAATTTCAAAATGAGTTTAGCAAAAAATTCAATGTCAAATACTCTCACATGGTGAACTCGGGAAGTTCAGCTAATCTTGTTCTTATTACCGCAGCAAAAAAATATAACAACTGGAAAGATGGAGATGAAATCATTGTATCGCCCGTGGGTTTTCCCACTACGATAGCTCCTATTATTCAGAATGGCATGAAGCCTGTTTTCATTGATATTGAACTCGATACATTAAACTTTGATATATTGAAAATAGAAGAAAAGATTACTTCAAAGACTAGAGCAATTTTTGTTTCTCCTGTTTTAGGTAACCCTCCAGATATGGATTTTATTGTTGCTTTATGCAACAAATACGGTCTGACACTTTTGGGTGATAATTGTGATTCTTTAGGTTCTCTTTGGAATGGTAGATTAATTACTGATTATTATGATGCATGGACAACATCGTTCTATCCAGCACATCACATTAGTACGGGTGAAGGTGGTATGGTATGCTCAAATAGTGAAACATTCATCAAAGAAGCAAGAAGCATTTCGTGGTGGGGTAGAGATTGTTATTGTGTAGGAGCAAATAATCTACTTGAATGTGGCACTTGCGGAAAAAGATTTGATAACTGGTTAGATGATTATGATGGTGTCATTGATCACAAATATTTGTTTACTAACATCGGTTACAATCTAAAACCTCTAGACTTACAAGGTGCAATTGGCCTAGAGCAGTTGAAAAAATTTGATATGCTTGAAAGCAAACGCAGAGAATACAAAGAAAAGATTCAGAAGTTTATTGAAGATAATATTTCTGGTGCAAGAGTAATCAATGCAACACCAGGTTCTGATCCATCATGGTTTGGGGTACCTATCTATTGTGAATCCCAAGAAATGAAAGAGTATATGGTATCACATTTCGAGAATCACAAAATTCAAACTAGAAACTATTTCAGTGGAAATATTCTATTGCATCCTGGATATAAACATCTAGATGACTATAAGAAATACCCGAACTCTAATCTAGCTTTGAGTAATGTATTTTTCATTGGCTGCTCTCCACTATACAATGAAAAAGTATTGAAGTACATCGAAGGAGTATGTCAACAATGGTGAACATTTTAGGTGCTGGATTTGTCGGTGGTGAGTATGCAAAACTCACTCCTAATGTAATTGTCAATGGGAGGAACGATTACGAAGTAAAGTCTAATGAGGTTCTTTACTTCATTTCGACAGTAGACAACTATAATGTTTGGACAGACCCTTATATTGATATTGATACAAATCTAACGACACTTATTAAGACACTAGAAACCTGCAAAGGAAAAGACGTTACATTTAATTTTGTAAGTTCTTGGTTTGTATATGGAAACGTTGATTTGCCAGCTAAAGAGACTGCCTGCTGCGACCCCAAAGGTTTTTATAGCATCACAAAAAGAGCAGCAGAACAGCTACTCATTTCATATTGTGAAACCTTCAATATTAAATATAGAATTCTGAGATTGGCAAATGTCTTAGGTGCGGCTGATAAAAAGGTATCAAAAAAGAAGAATGCCTTACAGTACATGATACAAGAACTACAAGCTGGAAACACAGTTCAGCTATATGATGGCGGTGAAGCCTACAGGGATTACATCTATGTCAACGATGCAATTCGTGCTATCAATTTAGTTCTACAAAAAGGAAAAGTCAACGAAATCTATAACATAGGAAATGGTATTCCTATTCGTTTAGTTGATGCTATTACCTATGCCGCACAAAAACTATCATCATCATCTAACGTGGAAAGTGTTGCAACTGCTGAATTCCACAAAGTCGTACAGACTACCAATATGGTTCTAGATGTTACCAAGATCAAACAATTGGGCTATGTACAGAACCATACAATTTATGATATTATAGACGATTTAATCATATAAATACTCAATAGGTAATCACAGGGTATTGCCAATTGAGGAATTCATGCTAAAATTCAAGACATTTCTAAAAGAAGAAACTACAGAACCGGAAGGCGAAAAGCTCAAACACATTGAGCACCTAGAGGACCATCCCATCAATGACGGAGCCAAAGGCTTCGAACATGCCGTCGGTGCATTAGATCAGGTTCATAATCATATCATTTCTGGTGCCCACGATTCTTCTCTCACCATGAAGCATGATGGCTCACCATCTATTGTTTACGGCCATCATCCAGAAACTGGCAAGTTCTTTGTTGCATCAAAGTCAGCATTCAACAAAAACCCAAAAATCAATTATACAGAAAAAGATATTCTACAAAACCATGGTCATGCACCAGGTCTTGTAGAAAAATTAAAAGCAGCATTAACACATTTACCAAAAATAACTCCAAAACAAGGTGTTTTTCAAGGAGATGTTTTATTCTCCAATAAAGATAAGAAAAAAGAAGGCGACAAATACAGCTTCACTCCAAATGTCATTAAATATTCTGCTAATAAAAATTCAGATGAAGGCAAGAAGATAGCTAAGGCCAAATTTGGTATCTATAATCACACCGAATATGTTGGTCCTACAGCAAAAGCTATGACAGCCAACTATAGTCCAGATTTGAGCAGCTTTGCAGAACATCCAGATGTATATCATAGACTACCTGGTCATGATACATCAAAAGTTGTTATGACTAAAACCGATCATGCAGAATATGCAAAACATGTAGCCGCTGCACAAAAGTTACATGATAAAAATCCTCATATGTATCACTCTATAGATCCTGTTAGAGAACATCTAAAAACCTATATTAACTCAACTGTAGACACTCAAGAGAAACCAACCGTTGAAGGATTACAAAAACATATTGAAAACAAACTAACAAAAGAAATAGATAAGAAAAAAACTGATGCTGGTAGAAAGAAATATCAGGATCAATTAAATGGATTAATTCAGCATACTAATGTACATAAACAAAACCTACAACAGGTTTTGCAAGTACATCATCATTTGCAAAATGCTAAAAATGTTTTGGTTCGTGTGTTAGCACAACATACTGGTGGATTAGATCATGAAATAAAAGGACAATCAGTTAAACCAGAAGGATTCGTTGTTAATCATGATGGACAAGTGTCAAAATTGAACGACAGAAATGAGTTCAATAGATTAAATCGTTTAGCGAGGCAAAAATAAATGTTATCAATACAGAAAAAGCTTTGGATAGAAAAGGCAGGATTACTAACGGAGTCTTTCGGAGACGATCATGACTATAAGAGTTTAAAGCCTGCACATTCATTTAAGACAAATGATAACCATAATATCGACGTTCATGTTTTTAATAATCCCAAAGGTCAACATGCAGTTTTTTTTAATAAAAATCTAAATGCAGTAACCAAACTTGTTCATTGGAATCATGGTGCAGACAGACCAAGTCCTGAAGATTTAGAAAAAGCAGGTCATGATGAGAAAGAACACCTATCGGAATCAGAAAAACTAAAAAATCTATCTCCCGACTCTGCGGGAAAAATAGTAGAACATTCTACTATTGTTCATTTAATTCACCATGTACATAAAGAGAAGGGTACATATGGGACTCCCGAACATAAAGCAGAAATATCACCACACGAAAAAGAAATAAAAAAATTAGGTTCGGGTGTTCATCATGATCAAGTTGAACTGAGAAAAGAACATGGAAGAGCCGCTGCTCATGCCATGGTCGAAACAATAAAAATGGAACATGGTCCAAAAGCTAAAATTCACAGAGTAGGTCATACATCAAAAAGCGGTGACATTGAAAAATTTACTAGTGGCAAGCATAAAGATACTCAAGAAAATCCATCCGATGTAGCTGTTCATATTAAAAAATCATCTAAGGCTACAGAAAATGAAAAAGATCACTATCATGGAGGATCTCTAAAATCTTCTGGAAAATCATCTCAAATAACAGCTAAAAATCCAGCAATACACATGCACGGTCTTTTAGATCATCCAACAAGAAGTTTCAATGCAGAAAAAATTTCAAGACAAGGATTGAAAAAAATACATACGGATATGGGTCATGGTGATAAGTCTGCCACAGAAAGAGGTAGAATGATTGATGCTGCAAGAAAAGACAAGAAAAAAGATATCAAAGAAGAATACTTAGAAGAAAAAGCACCATCACTCACAAATATAGAAAGTAAAGCAAACGAACTTGGAAAAAAAGTAAAAGTAAATATTGCAAAAGAACTACACTCTCATATCCATCATTTATTGCACAATGTTGGTGATGAAGGTCATCACATGATTGGAAAAATGCTTAGACATCATTTAGCACCAGAAACTACTATGCCTTTTTCAAAGATCCATGTAAAAGGAGATAAACCAAATAAAGTCCACGCTACAGTGACTTCTGGAAGTGATTCTCCGATACATAAAATTATTAATAATCCGAAATCTAGATATGCTGCAACTAGAAGCGGAGAAAGAGTCACAATTCACCATGTCGAAAAAGATGGATCACATACTGCTTTGGCACACTACTCACCAAAAACAAAGAGTAATGCATTTAAATCGGATGTTCATGGCTGGAATGTAGTTCCCGCAAATACACACTCAAAAAGCTAAAAATGAAAAGATTTTCACAACTATTAGAAGAAAACCAGAAAAAACTGACGATGCTGTTTGGTCGTATGAATCCTCCCACTAAAGGTCATGAGGAGAATGTTGAAGGTCTAAAACAAACAGCAGAAAAAGAAAAGTCAGATCATCTAGTAATTGCATCACACTCGCAGGATGCCAAAAAGAATCCTTTATCTCCAGATACGAAACTGAAGCATTTAAAAAGAGCATTTCCTGATACAAATATCATCACATCAAGCAAAGAGAAGCCTACCATTATGCACCATGCATCTGATGCACATGCTAAAGGATATACTCATCTTCATGTTATTGCTGGTGCAGACAGAGTTGATGAATATAGAAGATTACTTAATCATTACAATGGTAGAACACATGATGAGGCTGGTAGACCATTTAAACATGGTTCATATAACTTCAAAAAGATAACTGTATCATCATCTGGTGAAAGAACAAAAGGTATATCTGGAACAGATATGCGTAATCATGCACAGAATAATGATTACAAATCGTTCAAGAGCAATCTATCTTCTCATATGCAGAAGAATGATAAACATGCTAAAGAACTATTTCATGATGTTCGCAAAGGAATGGGTCTAAATGAAAATGTAAGTAGAGGTATGTTCAAAGCAATCTTCATTACTGGTGGACCTGGTTCAGGAAAAGACATTGTTATTCGTGAAGGTGTTGCTGAACAAAAAGCAGTAGAACTAAGCACAATACAAGCATTTGAATATCTGATGGATAAAAAGAAACTGTCAGAACAAAGTAAAGATTTTCGTAGAGAAGCTATTAGAAATCGCTCTCCATTAATCATCAATGGAACAGCAGATAACTTTGATAACATAGCAACGATCAAAGAAGAATTAGAAGAACTTGGATATACCACAATGATGGTATATGTTGATACTCTAAATGAAGTTAGCCGTCAAAGAAACCTTGGACTGAAAAGAATGATCTCAGAGTCAGTTCGTGAAGAAAAGTGGGTGAAAGCTCAAGAGAATAAAGTTAAGTTTTACAGTATGTTCAATGATTTCAATCTATTTGAAAACAATGATAACTTAGAGATTGTTGAGGAATCTATTAGTGATGTTTACGATCACATCAACGAATTTTTAGATAAAGATAGTTTAAATGAAATCTCTACTGATTGGTTGATGAGAAATAAAAAATTAAATATTAACGAGAAGGTTTCTTTACTTTTTAAGGAGCAACAAAATGATTCAATGGATTCTAAATCTATTCAAAAAGCCAACATCAGAGCAAAAGGTTGTGGAAAACACGGAAGCCTCCTCTTTGACAACAACTGTCCAAGCTGCCAAATTACCAGAAAAGCAGGAAGACAAGACGATGTTAGAGACGGAGACGTTGCCAGTAACTCCAGTTACATCTTCAGAACCTACGTTGAAGGAAGAGGACCCACCCTCAAAGCCAGCCCGCCGCCCAAGGAAAGCAACTTCAGCAAAGACAAAGAAAAAATAAAGAAAAAAGGATTGGTCGATTCCCCAACACAGAATCAAAGACTGAGAAATGTGGCAGGAATAGGACCTGAATATGACACTAGACAACAAGGAACTGTATATCCTATGTCTGGTCTAGGAGATGTGACCTATCGTGAGGATGTAGAACCTTCGCATGATAAATATATGAAGGAAGGTACCGCAGCAGGACTTCGCAAAAGTTTCAACAAGTTCAGAACTCAAAAAGAAGCAATAGACGATCCTGGTGCTGTAGATATGGGAGTTGGTGGTGTTCTAATGGGAGCATCAAACAAAGAACCCATGCAAACATACAAGGATCAAGATAAAACAGTTGGTCTGCTAATTAAAAAGAACAAGAAACAAAAACAGGAGAAATAACATGTTCGCTAAAGACAAAGTGTCGCAGTCTCTAATTGATGCTGTTAATAAAGTCATCACAAAAGAAGAAGTTAAAGAACAGCTAAACGAGGCATTCCCAACTGTTGATGATGCTAAGAAAAGAATGGCCGCTGCTTCAGGTCCAAAACCTAGCGGTGGAGCTGGTATCAAATTAGGTACACGCTATGGTGGTGGTAAACAAGCTGATGAGCCAGAGAGTGATGAGGATGAAAAGCCAAAAGCAAAAAGAGAAAAATATGGTGCTCGTAAAACCCGTTTCACTAATACCAAACTATACAAAGAAGATGAGGTTCAAGAGGAACTAAAAGGCAATCAACATAAAATTGATGCTAATAAGAATGGAAAGATCGATGCACATGATTTTCAGCTCCTCCGTGGTAAGAAAAAGAAAATGACAGAAGGACATGCATTTGCAGAGCGTCTAGTGGAATCAATGTATGGCAAAAAGTCTGCACTACCAATAGACGAAACAGAAATGTCTGACGCTCAGAAAAAGAAAAAAGAAGAAATCGTTATGTCTATGAAAAAAGACACAGCAGGTCTTAAAAAGCGTTACGGTTCTCGCTGGAAAGATGTAATGTATGCTACTGCAACAAAACAAGCAATGAAAGAAGATGTTGAAGTAGAAGAAGAAATCGATCCTAATGTTCGCACAAAAGATGCTGTATCTGGAGCAAACAAACCAACTAAACAAAAAGATGATGTTGGTCCAGGCTCAGATGGAAGAAGCACAAAAGTGAAATTCAAAGGCGGTCCAATGGACGAAGAAAAAGAAAATGAGAAAGAAGATGAAGGACATGAGGACGAAGCAGAAGATAAAAAGCTAGTCAAGAAGATGGTGAAGAAAGATGCTTTGAAGGAAGAAGAACTTGATGAAGCAGCTAAGAAAAAAGCTCCTTATGATAGAGATGAAGTTGCGAAAAAAATAGGTGCTGCTATGAATAAAGCGGATGATGCAGTTCGAAAAGGTCGTGCTGAACGTGAGGCTGCAAGAGCAATTGCTACGGCAAAATACGGTAGTAAAATGAAAGAAGAAGTTGAACTTGATGAAGGAACCGAAAAGAAAGAAAGAAAACTAAAATCTTTCTTAACAATGAAAAAAGAAATGCTTGGTAAAGCTGGTATGACTTCAGAGAAAAAAGATGAAGAATAAGAAAACATTCAAAGAAGCTTTTGGTAAAAATCCATGGGATCCCTGGTCTGCAAAGGCCGGGATCGATGAAGCTAGTGCATCATTAAATGCTTACTTGTTGGCTAGAGGATATTCTCCGGAAACTATGCCATTGCATCTTAAAATAGCTCACTCAAAATCCTCTGCATTTAAGCAGTGGGCAATGAATCGTGTTCAAAAAGAAGAAGTTGAGCAAGTCGATGAAGTAAGTATGAAAACAGTAAAGAGTTATCTTAGCAAAACTGTAGACCCTATTGAAGGAATGCCTAGACCTGGTATGGGTAAAAGAATGAAAGGCATTGCTGCTGCTCATCAGAGACTTGTTGGTAAAAAACCAACTACTAAAGAAGAAGTTGAATTAGATGAAGGTTCAGTACAAGATAAGTTGCATGGCTCTCATCAAGAACTACGCAAGAAATCTGGATTGCCGCATCCTGATTATTATAAAGAATTAGGCAAAGCATATGACATTGAAGATGATAAAGAAAGAATGGCGAAACAGTCAGAATTAAAAAAGAAATATAATGTCAAAGAAGATCATGTTGCAATTGCTATGGGTAGACAACTTGATGATGAAGGTAGCATGGTTCTAACTCAGCTTGATATTATAGAAGATGCAATTGCTGACTTGCGTTCCACAATCAAAGATCCTAAAATGCAGATTCCTGCTTGGGTACAATCAAAGATTACTCTAGCATCAGACTACCTCGACACAGTAGCACACTATATGAAAAGCAACAATGAAGATGGTATGAATGAGTCTGTTCTCTATGATGATCCCAAAGGAACACTTACTAGAGTTGCAGAAAGAAAAAAAGAAATGTCTCGTTCCGCAAGAATCATTAAATCAATTTATAAAAAGAAAGGTGTCATGAAAGAAGATACCTATGATTGGGAAAAAGACGATAAAGATACTTCCTCTTACGGAAAACAACCAAAGTTTGCTAAGTCTGATGATAAAGCAAGTAAGGTAAAAAAAGAGTCTGATGCTGCTGCGGTATTGTCTGGAGGCACAACACTAACGAAACAAAATCGTGATATTGTTGAGCTAGATCCTAGGATGAAAGTTCGTCCAAATAAGGATGCCCAAGACGCTGATGACGATAACAAAAGCCAATAAATAAATAACAAATAGGATATTTAAGGAGAAAAACATGTCCTCATGGGGTAATAACGATAACGCAGCAAACGCACCTTACTGGGCAGTAAACTCAGCTATTGCACCAGCAAACCCAAACAGAGCAGCACCTACAGCAGCTAACGTAGAATTGCTATATGCAAATACGACAGCTAACGTATATACATCCAGAGAAACCATCGGTTTGTTTGGACTAGACTCTCAAGAAATTGATGTTCTAGGAGATACTGGTGCTCATACAGGTTGGGTACTGAAAACTGAAGGTCAAGGCGGTCGTGCAGGAAGAGTTCAATACGAAACTCTTGTAGCACTAAGCACAATGAATAGAGATGGTGACGGACAACTGTTCCCGAACGTTTCTATCACATTGGCTACAACTACTTCAGCTTCAGTTGTTGCTAATACAAGCTATGCTAATTCTGCATCATTTGTTGTAACACCAACACTAGTTGGAAACACAGCAGCAGTTCTGACATATCAGTGGCAAGTCAACAATTCTTCTGGTTCTCTGGGATGGACAAACGTTGCCAATGGAACACCAGCAAATACTCAGTACACTGGCGGAACATCAGCAACACTGGTTGTCAGACCAGCAGATACGACTGTCAATGGACACAGATTCCGTGTCACTGCAACAGCCGCAGTACAAGGCGTTTCAGCAACATCGTCAAACAGCACCATTACAGTAACTTAACTTTGAAAGTGTGGGGAGGAGAAATCTTCCCCACTTCAATACATGTTTGATGATTTGAATGAAGAAAATTTCATGATGTATGCGGTAAAGGCGTATGAAGCACCTAACTGTATTATGTCTGAATTTGAAGGAGACTTGAAACGAACAAAGTATCTGAAAAGACTTTTTCGTAGATATAAAGTAACAAAGACATTAAAAGAAAGATTAATATTAAATCATATTATATTACTGTATAATGTGTTTGGCGCAGAAGCTACAACAAGAATATTATTCTACCGAATAGATGAAAAAGATTATGATGTTCTGAAAACTTTCTTGGTGTACCTGAATCTGTTGCCCAAGATAGTTAGAGGCATCAGAGGAAAAAATATAATAACATCTGATATTCAAATTGACTTACAAATAGCAGAGACATTAAGAAATATATGAAAACTCTAAAAGGTTTCTTACAGAATGAAGATTTGAGACAGTGGTTCAGCAAAACTCACCCCAAAGGCGATTGGAAAAGAATTAATTCTAAAGGTGAGGTTGTTGGTCCTTGTGCAAGAGAACCAGGTGAAGCAAAACCAAAATGTATGTCAAAAGAAAAGAGGGCACAACTTTCTAAAAAAGAAAGAGCATCTGCGGTTAGAGCAAAAAGAAAACATGATCCTAATCCAGAAAGAAAAGGTGCACCTATCAATGTGTCGAGCTATGGCAAAGGAAAGTTAAGCGAAGATATGGAACTCAACGAAAAAAATAAGCCAACAAATTCCAAATTATGGGCTAGAGCAAAGTCACTAGCAAGATCAAAGTTTGATGTTTATCCTTCTGCATATGCTAACGGCTGGGCATCTAAATGGTACAAGTCAAAAGGTGGTGGTTGGAGATCAGTAAAAGAAGAAAGAGAACCAATGAAATCATTCAAACAATACATCAATGAAGTTAATGATAAAGAAGATGTTATTACTCTAAACATTCCTCTTATGATTCGCATGTTAGAGTTAGCAAGAGAAGATGTTAAAGATGATATGGAACTTCATCGTATCACAGAAAGACTTATCGATATCAGAGACAAAGGTGTTCTGACAATGGATGATTATAACTTCATTGCAGGACTAAAAGAAGAATTAGAAATTGACGATGAGATGATTACTGAATTGAGAACTAGTACTATGCTGAGATATGCCACTAAAGCAAACAAATCGTTAATTGGTGGAGACAGAAACAAAGAACAAAAAAGAATTAAAGGCATTCAAACTGCCAATTATAAAATTCAACAAAAAGCAAAGAAAGCAGGCGATGCACGAAGCCGTGCTGATGACCTATACTATGCATCAAAGATGAAAAAAGAAGAAGTTGAAGAACTTGACGAAGCTTCACCAGCCTGGCAGAGAGCAGCAGGAAAAGATCCTGAAGGTGGACTGAACCGCAAAGGTATTGCATCATATCGTCGTGCAAATCCTGGTTCTAAACTTTCAATGGCAGTAACAACAAAGCCATCAAAATTAAAGAAAGGCTCAAAAGCTTGGAAGCGTAGAAAGTCTTTCTGTTCAAGAATGTCTGGAATGAAACGCCGTCTTACTTCAGCAAAGACAGCGAGAGATCCAAACAGCAGAATCAATAAATCGTTAAGAAAGTGGAATTGCTGATGAAGAAGTTTAAAAACATAAGAGAACTTTGCTGGTCAGGATATAGAAAAGTTCCAGGCAAGACACCATATTCAAAAGGTAGTTGCGTTAAAGAAGATGGAGCAATGGGTGGTTCAGCAGGACCAACAGTTGTAACTGGTCCGCAGAGTGCTACTGATCCTGTTAGTGCAACAGCAGTTAAATTACCAATGAAGAAAAAGAAGTACCCAACGTTGACTAGAAAATCACCGAAAATGTAAAGAGAGTATGATATGTGGATTTTAAAATGGTTACCTGATTGGTTTTTTTATGGAATATTAGTTGTTGGAATTATTGGGTTGATTTCGACCTACCTAGTTAAATTCATAGCTAAGTTTATTCCACCTCTTTATATGTACAAGACACCGATACAACTAGTGTCTATTGCATTTATTATCTTAGGCGTTTTCATGTCTGGTGCAATCTATAACAATGATCAGTGGGAAGCTAAAATAAAAGAACTGCAAGAAAAAGTAAAATTAGCTGAAGAAAAATCAAAAGAAGTAAATACACAAATCGAAACGCAAGTTATTGAGAAAACAAAAGTTATAAGAGAAAAAGGTAAAACACAAATTGAATATATTAATCGATTGGTTGAAGGCAAAACTGTTGAGATTGTTAAAGATATGAGTGCAGAAGAAAGAGCAGCATTTGAGAAGAAACAAAAGGAATTACAAGATGCTCTAAAAAATTGTCCTGTACCTAAAATTATTGTAGAAGAACTTAATAAAGCGACAGAACAAAAATGAAACTATACTCAATTATATTTTTTGTCTTGCTAACAGGTTGTTCAACAACTGTACCAGTAGTTGCAAAGTTTCCTGACGCACCAAAATCATTAACTGAGAAGTGTGCAGTATTGAAAAAGATTGAAAGCGAAACAGCATCAATTGTAGATTTACATAAAACTGTAGTTGAAAACTATACCTCATATCATGAATGTTCTATGAAAGTAGAACAGTGGAACGAATGGCATAAAAAACAAAAAAAGATTTTTGAAAATGTAAAATAATAAAGGACAAAAATGGAACTAACAAAACAACAATTAAAACAATTACTTCCAAAAAATCCTTACATTGATCAATGGCACAAAGCACTATCGCAATTATTTCCTGACTATGAGATCAATACAGCAAAGCGTATTGCTGCATTCATGGCTCAGTGTGCCCACGAATCAGGTGGATTCATATTCTTAACAGAGAATCTAAACTACAAAGCAGAAAGCTTAATGAAAGTATTTCCAAAATACTTCAAAGATATGGCTACTGCAAAAGCATACGAAAGAAAACCAGAAAAGATTGCAAACAAAATCTATGCTGATCGTATGGGTAACGGCAACGAAGCATCAGGCGATGGTTACAAATACCGTGGTCGTGGTCTAATTCAACTTACTGGTAAAACAAATTATACATGGTTTGCTGCATCACTGGAAATTTCTCCAGAAGAAGCAGCAGAGTATACACAAACATTTGAAGGTGCTGCCCAGTCAGCGTGTTGGTTCTGGGAAACAAACAAACTGAATCAATTTGCAGATAGTGGTGATATTGTCACTATGACAAAGAGAATCAATGGTGGCACGATAGGACTTGATGATAGAATAAAACACTACGAACACGCACTACATGTTTTAGGAGTATAAAATGACAGATGCAAAGCTTGCAAAGTTTCTGCTTGTGTTATTGCTACTACCTATAGGTTTAGCAATGTGTAGTGGAGATAGATTCCGTTATCCCTGTCAGGATCCTGCTAATTGGGATAAGGATATTTGTAAAATGCCGATATGTGATGTGACAAGAACTTGTCCAGAACATGTATTTAAAGGACAACGTGACCCAAGATTAGGACCCCCAAAAGATGAACAAATTCAAACAATTAATACACCGCCTGTTACACAAGGAGCAAACTGTGGAAAATAATCAGCCATTCTTATATACAGAAGAACAGTTGATGGCTAGATTGAAGTTTTTTATTGGTATATGTTTAGCATTAACATTAACTGGTATCGTCTTTGTTGTGTTATATTCTCTTATTTTTGTAACACAACCTTTAAATGCAATTTCTCCAATCGACCAGAAATTCTTTGAGTTGATTGTTC